AGCGTTAACGTGATTTTCCCATCCGCAGGGATGCCGTTACGAACCTTCAACATCTGCTCTAGTCCCTTCTGGACAGCAGACTTCCCAGTCCCGGGATCACCGACAGCCAACAATCCAAATGGCTGCGTACCGAGCCCGCCTGGCTCTAGTAACCTCATCACCGAACTCTTCACTACGTTGTAACTTTCCCTCAGAGGGATGTAGGCCATGTATTGTGGCAGCCTAAGCCGCCCTTCCACCTCTGCAAGAAAGACCCTTACTTTTGAAAGTTCCAAGCCTCCCTTGGCTAAGAACGATTTCCTACCTTCCAGATCCTCTATCTTCATGCGAATCACTTCCAACTTATTATAGTCCTTCAGCACGGGATCTCTCCCGAAAAGGTCGTACACGTCTCCGCTTTCCGAAAAAGCGGTAAAAGAAGTCGTCAAATGGTGAAGTGACTCTCCGACGGCCACATACAGATCAGCTTCCGAAGCCAAACTCACGGTAGTGGTTTTGGCAACAGAAAACGCGTACTGCACTCCCAAAGGAAGCGACTTGAATACCTGCGACGCAAAGAATACACGACACACATTCAAGAACTTCACCACTACGGTACCTTCCAGTAAACCCTTGTGCAATCTCAGCGTCTGGCCAAGATCAAGTCCTTCCGGCTCGTAGCCTGAGCGGAAGAACATCTTGAATATCTTCCCCAAGGCCGCATTCAATAGTAGTCCCGTAGAACTCAATCCTACGGCTACATAATCCTTCATAACTATGGCTCTACCCAACCCTATCAAATGTATCAACCCATTTGCCAGAGTGGTAAAGTCAAGCCAATTCTCTCCTTTCTGCAACACCTTATACTTCTCTCCCAACTTGTCACACAAGTCGAAGACTCGCGAAGCGTTGGCCCATTTTTCAGCCAAACCACGCGTGTTTCCATCACTCGCTACATTCCCTTCAGGAAGCAATCGCCCACCCAGGTTCTCTATGAACAACACACGTGCTGCTCTAGAGAGGGTGATTGTCCTCCAAAAACGACTATTGAGTAACTTCGAAGCTTCTTGTCTGTACGTGTTGCCTTTCAGCAACTCGCACAATCGCTTGGAACTCTCAAGTCCCAATTCATGGCGCACCTTCTGACTCAGAATCACGAGCTCCCTGTTACCCAAAACTGAGAGATCATTCTTCTCTACCAGACTCCTTTTGGACCGACCAGATCCCTTGCGGAAATCCAGTTCATCAACTTCGTCTAATGAGTAAAGTTTCGCAGAAACTTGCACGATAGGTTTTGATCCTAC